ATGAATGATTCTCGCGTCCATTTCCAGCCGACTGAGCCACAATGAACCCACACAAACCCCACGTTCTTAAGCTGCTACAAGGCACCGATCGCCCCAGCCGCACAAACGCCAACGAGCCGAAGCCGGAGGTTGCCGCCCCGCCGATGCCCCAGGCCCTCACCAGGGCGGCCAAGGCATACTGGCGGCTGATCATGCCGCACCTGCTGACCATGGGCGTGGTGACCGTCGCAGACGGCGCGGCGATGGTGGCGCTGTGTGAGTGTTACGCGGAACTGGTGACCGCCCGTGAGACGCTGCGCACCAGCGGTGACGTCGAGCTAGGGTTCAAGCTAGCCCGGCAGATCGATGCGACCGACCGCCGGTTGAAGAACTGGCTAAACGAGTTCGGGTTAACCCCGGCCTCCAGGCATCGGGTTAGCGGCAGCCCGGTTAAAGACGCAAACCCCTTCGATGCGTTCTAGGACCGGGTCAGAGTGCAACCCGGCACCAGACCAACGCCGGCATGCAATGTCGGGTCATAGACACCTTTTGCGGGGGGGAACGCGGCTTGCAGGGCACGGTTGCCGGGCGTGTCTTCCCACGCCGACATCGCGCTACCGATGTAGCCATGGATGATCACCCGATCCCCGATGCGCACCGTTGCCCGTTCGGCGCAGGTGACCGCACCAGTCCCGACATTGACCACCGGCTGTCCATTGGTGATCGCGACGACGACACCACCGCCAGTGAATTGTGCAGTGTCTTGGATATTCCGTAGAAACCCAGCCTTGTTGTGCGTCCACATCTCGCCAAGGTGGGTCACGTCACCCGGCCCGAATACTTGTTGGGCTTGAGCCGTCATCGCCGAAGCCGACATCATGATCGAAGCAATTAGCAGCAATTTACGCATGTGAAACTCTCCTGTTGATGCCCTCCGAACTACCACCGAACTATAAATCGTCAATATAATTCAAGAATACCCCCATATGACCGCCCGCCCTTACCACGACATCGCCAGAACTTACGCCACGGAAGTAGTTAACGGACATATACTGGCGTGCAAGCTGGTCAAGCTGGCCTGTAAGCGTTTCCTGGCCGATCTCCTCAATTCCACGCAGATCAACCCGCAATGGGTATTCGATCAGGCCAAGGCGGATCGTCCGTGCCGGTTTATTGAGGCCCTGACCCACACCAAGGAATGGTTCGGCGCCAGCCGTGATTTCGCCATCAAGCCGGAACTGATCGTCTTGCAGCCCTGGCAAATCTTCATCCTGCAAAACGTGTTCGGCTTCCTCGATCCCAAGACCGGCTTCCGCCGGTTCAACGCGGCGATGACGGTTTGCCCCCGGAAGAACGGCAAGAGCTTGTTCAGTGCGGCCGTGGGAAACTACATGCTGGTTGCCGATGGCGAAGTGGGTAGTGAAGTCTATTGCGGGGCGACCACAGAAAAACAGGCGTGGGAAGTGTTCATGCCGGCAAAACTCCAAATACAGAACAACAAGCCGCTGCAACAACACTTCGGTGTCAAGGTCAACGCCAAGTCCCTGAGTGTCGCCAGGGATGGCAGCAAGTTCATGCCGTTGATCGGCAATCCAGGTGACGGCTCTAGCCCGCACATGGCGATTCTGGACGAACGCCATGAGCACCTGGACAACCGGATGTATGACGCCATGCGCACGGGCATGGGCGCCCGCAAGCAACCGCTGCTGTGGACGGTGACCACCGCCGGCTTTGACTTGTCCTCCCCCTGCTATGATGATGTGATGACCGGCCGGAAGGTGCTTGAAGGCACGCTCAAGAGCGATCGATTGTTTTACATCGAATACACGATCGATACCGATGACGATTGGACCTCGATCGAAGCTGCCCGCAAGGCCAGCCCTAACTTCGGCGTGTCGGTCAACGAGGACTTCATCAAGGGCGAACTGCAAGACGCGATCAACATCGCCAGCAAACAAAACGCCTACAAAACCAAATACCTCTGCGTCTGGGCACAGGCCAAGAACGCGTTTCACAACCTGCAACGCTGGAATGCCAACTACAAACCGAATCTTAAGCTGGATGATTTCAAAGGCCAGACGATTATTCTCGGCTGTGACTTCGCGGCCAAGCAAGACGTCTGTTCCACAGCGATCTTGATCCCACAAAACGACGGCACCTTCGTCACGTTCTCTCAGAACTACCTGCCGAGTGAAGCCGTACACGCGCCGGGCCGAAACCATTACGTTGCATGGGAAGCGGAACATAAGATCGAGGTATATGACGGCAATATGAACGATTTTGACAGTATCGAACTCGACATCGATCAACTGGTGCATGACTTCGACGTCCAAAAGATCGTCATTGATGCCCGTCTTGCTTCCATGATGGAACAGCATTTGATCGGTAAAGGCTACCCGGTTGAGGCATTCGTACCATCCGCTGTGAACTACACCGAACCTATGCGATTTGTAGACGGTTTGATCAACGACGGCAAGTTACATCACAACGCCAGTCCTAACGATCCGATGTCCTGGATGATCGCAAACGTGACCAGTAAGACCAACAAGCGAGACATGGACTTTCCAGACAAAGAGCGGATCGATAATAAGATCGATTACGCCGTCGCCCTCTACATGGCCGCTGCGGAGTATCTGGAGACGCCGGTATCCACGCTCACCAGTCTGTTCATGAGCTAACGCCTAAATACCGGCATGGACGACTCAAGTTTCGATTCTCTAGTCTCAAAGGACGCTTCCGGCGCATTTGCCGCCGGCTACGGGCCGGGATGGACCACCGTACTATCCAGCGCGGGCGGATACTCCTCTACCGGCGTCAATGTAAACCTGCAAACAGTACTCCAGCTATCCAGTGCGCATGCCTGCATGGACCGGATCGCGTCAGACGTCGCCAAGTTGCCCATCAAGTTGCTCAAGCAACAGGGCGCACAATACGTCCGGGTGCATGATCATTACCTGTTGGACCTGCTGAAACGGCCGAACTCGCGCCAAACCGGCTATGAGATGCGCTACCAGATGGTGTTCAGCTATCAAATACTCGGCAATGCCTATGGCGTCATCATTCTCGGCCCGGAAGGTATCCCCAAGGCGATCATCCCGATGCCGGTGGGCAAACCCACCAGCATCATCGAAAAGATGAACGGCTCGATCGAATACATCTGCACCAATCAGCTATTCCGCCAGTACAAGACCAGCAAGCCGCAAGAAACCACGGCCAGACGGACGATCACCGAAGAGGAAATGATCCATCTTCGCCGGCAATCCCTAGACGGCGTTCGCGGCACATCGGCGATCAGTACCGCATCGGAACTTTTTGGACTTGGTCTGGCTGCACAGGCTTTGGCAGCCCGAACTTTTCGCAATGGGGCAACCTTCGGGTTCATCATTTGCAGCCCGATCAGGCTGAACCCGGAACAAGTCGCGCAAACCCAGAACGATTTCATCCGCAACCAAGGTGGCGTCGATAACTCCGGCAAGCCGCCGATCATGCACAGCGGCACCACCATCGAAAAGATCAGCATGACCCCGGCCGAAGTCCAGTTGTTAGAAGCTCGATCCCACATCGATGCCGAAATATGTCGTGTGCTCGGTGTTCCGCACGCGATCTTAGGCATTGCGACCGGGGCGGGCAGTGATGCGTACAAGAACTTGGAAAGCGATATGCGGTCTTACGTTGACGGCACCTTGCTCAACATCCTGACCCCGTTTGAAGAACTGCTCAACCAGCGTTTGCTGTTCGATCCGAACAGCAAGACCCGGATACCGGAAGGCGGCGCCCGCCGGGGTGACTACCGGTTTGAGTTTGATACCAGCGCATTACTACGCGCCGACAAGCAAGCCCGCTACCTGACGTATCAAACGGGCGTCACGGCCCATGTGCTGACCCCCAACGAGGCCCGCGCCGAAGAGGGCTTCCCACCGACCAAGACCGGCGACGATTTCCCGGAAAGCGCCAAGACAATCAATCTCAACAGGACCAGTCCGAAGGCCGATGACGATGAACCGGATATCCTGCCAGACGCGGACACCGATTAATGTTGAACAGTATCACCTCAAAAGAGTTTCGTCAGAAGATTGAGAAGTCAGAATCCCTGACTGATCTTAAGGTAGCCAAAGACGGCTACCAGTTCCATTTCACCGACAACCCGAGCATTTTGAAGTTTGTCTTCTCCTCTAAGGTTGTCGATTTGAACGGCGATCGGGTCTTCCCTAAAGGAATTGACACCCAAACCTATACCACCCGCAACCCGCTGATCTTGTTGCACCACGAAACTCATAGCTTTCCGATCGGCAAGACGCTCGATCTCCAGGTGATCAATGATGAATTGATCGGGACTGTGCAGTTTTTCACCGACCTGGACGAAGCCGGTGTGGGCAGCAATGCCAGAGCGGCGGTCGAGTTGATCAAACGCGGCACGATGGGCCTGTCTATTACTTTCATTCCAAAAGAGTTCAGCCTCAACGCGACAGACGGCGTTGATTTCCAGCGTTGCCTATTGGTTGAGACGTCTGTCGTCAGTGTGCCGTGCAACCCTGCCGCGTACCTCGTCAACAACGAGCTAGACCTGACCGACGCCACCGCCAGGACCCAGCTAGAAGCGGATATGGCCAATGTGCGATCGAAGCAAGCAAACGCCCGGTACCGGGCCATTACACAAAGCTACTAAATACAAATACTAGACCCATTACATTGGTTTATTGGAGATTTTACATGGCTGAACGCAAAGAATTAATGCGCGATCTGGGCGCTATCCGAGGCAAGATGGCGGAGATTGACGCTGCCATTCTCACTGCCGAAGCTGCAAGCGAAGACACCAGCGCGCTCGATATCGAGTTCAAGGCATTTGACAAGCAACGGCTGGCTATCCAGCGTTCGATTGCTCGCAAGGAAAGCCTAGACGACGACATGGACGAAGAGACCAAGGACGTCGGCGAGGACGATGAAGACGACGACAAGAAAGACGACGAAAAGAAGGCCAAGAAAGCCAAGTCGAAATCCCTTGCCACGCCGCACATCAGCCGCAACGAGTTCCGCAGCAAGCTAACCCCGGCGCAGCGCATTGGCGCGTATTTCTGGGGCAAAGCCGCTAGCAAATCCCTAGGCGATCGTCATGCTTACGACACAATCGTCAAAGTGTGGGGCGATGTAGCGATAGCGAAAGCCGCTGTCGGCGCGATGGATACTACTATCCCAACGATTGTCCAGGACGCATCACAGGTCGTCATCGATATTCTGTCCACCAAAAGTGTTGTCAGAGCATCCGGCGCCCGCGTTGAAGACATGGCGCGTGGGAACAAGACGATCTTCCGGCAGAATGCCGGCGCCACTGCGTTCTACTTTGGCGAAGGCCAGACCAGCACGGTCAGTAAGGTCGGTTTCGACCACATTGACTTGAAGTGGCACAAAATGGGCGCCCTGGTCTATCTGACCAAGGAAGAACTACTGTTCCCGAGCATCAACACTGGTGACTACGTGGTACAGGAAATCACCCGCCGTATCGCGTTGCGTGAAGATGCAACGTTCTTGTTCTCGGTGGGCAGCACCTACGAACCCGTGGGTCTTACTCCGCAGATCAACACAAACAACATCATCCCCTCTACTCTTAACAGTGGTAAGGTTGATTGGACCACCGTTGCCGCTGACCTTGCCTCTTTGGAGTCCAAGCTATCGGGCAACATGGTTGACGGGCCGTACGCGTTCTTCATGAATCAGAATGTGATAACAAACCTAAAGGCGATGACCAATGGGTTCACTTTCCCATTCCGTGAGGAACTGAGCGCAGCACAGCCGACCTTGAACGGACACCCGATCTTCACCAGTCAGCAGATTCCGACTGCTACGGTAGCGTCTGGCGTGACCACGGATGTCACTTCGATCTATCTTGTGAAGCCGCAACATCTGATCGTTGGTGATGCCTACAGTTACGATGTGCAGATGTCTGACACCGGATCGTTCTCTGATGGCGGCACTCAGGTCAACCTCTGGGGCGAGCAAAAGGTCGCTTTCTTGGCGACCTCGGCAATCGACTTCGCGGTTGAGCACGATGTCTCTGCCGCAATCCTGACCGCAACCGGTTGGACTTCGGCCGCTGGCGCAATGCTTGGTACCGATCGCTACACTCAGGCGGCTTCTACCAGCCATTCTTCGGCTTCTGGCATCTAAGACTAACGGGGGTGTCATCAAATTGATGACACCCCCCTTTCGCGGAACTTTCCCATGCAAGTTGTCTTTCACCACGCGTTCGGCGCGTTCGGTAAGGGCGCTACCGCAGATGTCCCGGATCAGGTTGCCTATAACCTCATCAAAACGGGCGTAGCGGCCAGTCCAAGCCCGATCAAGCCCATCCTCACCACCGAAGCCTACAAGCCGTCTAAGGCCGTCCGTAAGACGATCTCAAAGGCGCTATAATGCTGTCACGCACGACGCCAACAACGCCGACGATCTGTCCTGTGCCGTTGCCGATCTTGCGGAAACACGCCAATATTGTCCAAACTTATACCGATGATCTGTTGTTGCTCTATGCTACGGCCGCAACCGAGATCGCCGAAAGCGCCACCAATCGGTACTTTCTGCAACGGCAAATAAGCTGGGTTCTGACCACCGACGCCAGACAAAGCATCTATTCCAGTCTGGCCGTCACCCTGCAAAACTACTTCAACAGCTACATGCACCCCTGGTTGCATTGCCCACACAGCGCGATCAGCGTTGATAGTGTTTCGCTAGGTACCTGGGGCGTCACTCCAGACGTCACCCTGGTGCAAGGCACCGACTACTACGCCGACGTCAGCACTGATCCGGCTCGTATCCAGCTACTCAGTTTCGATGCGTTCCAAGCGAACGTTGATCATCTGACGACAACCTATCACACCGGCTACGGGACGAGTGCAGAGACCGTCCCCAAGGCCATACAGCAAGCGATTATGCTGCTCACGACACGGCTGTATCAGCAGCGCGGCGATGAGGTGGGGGCGCTCTGGTCCTCTGGGGCCGAAGCCTTGCTGGCGCCCTACACGGTGTTCCAATTCGGCGCCGCGTCCGACCTCTATTCGGCGTAACCGATGGCCGATAATCTTTATGTCAATCCCGTCTCGGTCGGATCATTGCGCGATTACGTGCATTTCGCCACCGCCACCGACGTGATCGACCCGTTCACCCGGAAGTCTGTCAGACAACTGATCCTCGGTAGTCCTGATTTTGCCGCCATCCGGCCGATCGGCACCGAGCAGTTCTACCAAGGCTTTGCCACCGGCATGGACGTCACCCACACGGTGTACACCCGGTATCGCAGTGACGCCAGCACCTACACCCTGATCATCAATCAAATCATCCTGCCGGATACTGGGATGTTGCAGGAACTCCAATACGAGATCATCCGTCAGACCGATTGGATGGGGCAACGCGTCTGGAGCCGGTTCGATGTCAAGCTCCTCTCAAAGGAGTCCTGACATGCCCAACCTGTATGTCAGCAAATCCGATTTTGGTCTTCTGATCGACAAGAAAGACCTCCGCAAAGCCCTCCGCAAGGTCGGAAATCAGGTCAAGGCGAATGCCCGGCAACTGATCCTGGCCCCTAAGACGGGGGTGCAATACTCCAGTGCATCCGGCTGGAACCGTGCGACCTCACGCCGGCACACCGCCTCGGCCCCTGGCGAAGCTCCGGCCAGCAAAACCGGCCTGTTGGCCAGTTCGATGAAGGTGACGCTGAAAAAAGACACGATCACTGTCACCGATGCCGCCTGGTACGCCGTGGCGCTAGAAGCCGGTGCAACGGGCGGTGGACGCGGCAAAGGCGGCAAGTCCGGTAAGTCTATCCGGCTGACCGGCGGCCGGCGTAGCGCCACCACAGACCGGATCATCGCCCCCAGACCCTATCTGTCCACGGCCCTAGAGCAAACCGATGTGGAATCCGTCTTGGTCGCCTCATTGAACACTATTATCCAAAAGAGGACCACGTTTTGACCATTGGCCTCAGTTATTCAGCCATCATTGCGCAAATCATCGCTAACACAGACCTGTTCCAATATGTGGCGTTCAGTATTACGCCTCAACAAATACAGTGGTTATCGAGCAATCCGCAATATCCAGCCGCGTTCGTCAGTCCGGGCGGCAAGGATACCGGCGAAAATGAGATTTCTTCGGCTGGAGACATCAGACAAGAGGTGACGGAACACTTCACCGTTTGTGTGATGTTCGCCAATGCCGGCGATTTGCTGGCGCAAGACGCAGCGGACTCGGTCACCACCTATCGCGAAGCCCTCAGAAAGTCGTTGGTGAACTGGCATCCGTTGCCGTTGAGCCGGACGCCGCACCCGGTCATCGAAAATGACGACCACCTCTACGTCTTTGAAGGTGGCGCCCGCGCCGGCTGGCTGTTTCAGTATTCCGTTCAATATCAGATCGGAACAAGTGACTGTTATACCCCGACACCATCGCCATTAGTGGAAGTAAACGTAATCGTAATCAATCAAGTCACGGGTGAAGCCGGTTAAGCCTAAATATGATTACGAGATGAATATTTTACGATTTGTCATTGGAGCTATTGAATATGTCCGTTAATACCCCCGGCCTCCCGAGTGCTTGGCGCTCCCCCGGCACTTACATCGCGAACGTACCGAATGGTGGCGGTGGTGGTGTTGGCCTGCTTCCGACGATGATCGTCGGTCAAATGTTGACCTCCGGAACGGCTGTACCAAACGTTCCTGTCTCGGTATTCTCGCAGTTCGATTGCGGTTTTTTGTTTGGTGCCGAGTCGATGTTGGCAGCAATGTACGCGGCGTACCGGTTAAACGACCCGAATGGTTATTGCATGGTCACACCGGTTTCTGACAACGTTGGTGGTCAACAGGCGTCTTGGCTGATGACCCTGACCGGCACCGCAACAAGTGCCGGTACCCTGGCGGTCTACGTCAACAATCAAGCCGCCAGTGTTGGTGTCAGCATCGGTGATACCGCAGCAGTCGTTGCAGGCAATCTCGTTACGGCCATCGCCAGTCTGGCCAGCAACCCGAATACAGTTCTTGGCGTGACTGCCTCCAATACTCTAGGAGTCGTCACGATCACCGGAATTCACAAGGGCATCACAGCCGGTGACGTGCAACTGTCAGTCGGCAAGGGCGGCGAATTCCTGCCGACCGGCATCGGCGTACCCAGCATGGTCTACACCGCCGGCACGGGTGACCCTGATCTCACCGCTGCCATTCTTGCGATCACTCCACTGTCTTGGTCGTTCCTGGTCTGCCCATACACCACAAGTACCGTCAACACAGCCATCAATACGCTGCTATCCGATACGGTAGGACGCTGGAGTCCCGTTCAACAGAACTACGGTATCCGGTTCGCCGCTATTCGCGGTTCGCTGACCACCCAGGTCACTTACGGCGGATCAGTCGGCAGCAACAAACACATGACCACGTTGGGCATTCTGGACAGTCAAACCCCGATCCCGAATGCATCGGCGATCTTCGGCGGCCTCTCGGCCATGACATCGCGGTCAAACGTTGCCTTGCCGATCGTCGGCGAGTTGCAAGGTTTGGATGCCCCTAGCCTGTTGTCGCGTCTGACACGGGCGCAAGAAAACGTCCTGTTGTACAGCGGCGTCAGCCCAATCCGCGTTGATTTGTCGGGTAACGCCACGTTGCCAAGAGCCGTTCAAGAGTACCAGAGCAATTCGAACTATCTCAACGTCGAAACCGACCTCATGGTTGAGTACGTTGACATGTTTATTCGGTCTGATCTTGAAAGTGTCTATAAACAGGTCAGCTTGCTGGCCGATGGTAACCCGGTTGCCGCCGGTTCGGGCGCGGTCACGCCTAGCCTGATCCTGGCGCACGTCTGGGGCCTCTACCTGGATTTGGAAGCATTGGGCGTGGTGCAGAATGCACAGCAGTTCATCGCAACAAGTTACGTAGAGGCGAATATCGCTCAAGGCGTGGTCAGTTTGTATCTGCCGGTCGTTACGTCCGGATTGCTTCGCGTCATCCGCATTCAAAACAGCTTTTCATAATAAGGACTTATTAACATGGCAATGAGTATCATCTCGGGAGTGTCCTCCTTGAGTATCGACGGGGTGTTGCTGCCCGTGGCGGAAGACCTCGTCCGATTTGAGATGGCGACCATCAACCGCGAACCGGTGGTGTCCAAGACGGGCGCGATCTTCCTCAAGGAAACGCCCCAGGCCGCAAAGTTGAGCTTCTCGATTCTGGTGCCGTCGAATATTGACGTGTCGAGCTACAACAGCCTGCGATCCTCCAATGTCGTGGTGCAGCTAGCCAATGGCGCGACGCTTAACGCGAACTCGTTCGCAACTTCCGGCGCCAATGAATATGACAGCAACGAGGGCAAGTTGAGCCTTGAGTTCTTCGGAGCAAGAATCAATGTTTCGTTAGGCAATTGATTGATCTACTAACGTCAGATGTGATATATTTGGTGTATGAAATCAAAACAATTGCCGTCACAAGATTACCTTTTACAGCGACTCGATTATAACTCTGAGACCGGCGTTATTCGATGGAGACCCATTCTTTATAATGGCAAGACCGGAAACCAGTCCAATCAAAAGTGGAACAGTAAGTTCGCCGGCAAGGTGGCGGGGTGCTGGAATACCAAGACAGGATACTGGGTCGTACGTATAGACGATAAGCTATACCAAACCCATAGGATTATATGGTGTATGGTGACCGGCGAAGACCCTGGTGATTCCCAGATTGATCATAGAGATCGAGACCGATCCAACAACAGGATCAAAAATCTTCGTCTCGCTAACAATTCTGAGAACCAATGCAATCGCAAGGTTGAAGACAATAACCAAAGCGGTATCAAAGGTATCTACTTCCACAAGCAAGGGCAGAAATGGGCGGCAGAAATCAAGATAGACGGCGAGAAACACCATCTCGGGTTGTTTGAAGAGATCGAATGTGCCTCGTTAGCGATCCAAGCAGCAAGGAATAAATATCATGGCGAGTTTGCCCACCACTCTATTAGGAACTAAAGATGCCGGTAAAGACCGAAGTCAAGACTGAAAAGGTACCGGCTTGGGCGTTTGCCGATGGGCAGCCTAAGCCGGAATACAGCCTAACCCTGAAACGGCCGCTGTCAGATGAGACGAAAGTTCTACATTTGGTCGAGCCGAACATCAAGGCGATCCGCCGGGCAACCAAGTTGCTGGTGTTTGTCAATGATGAACCGACCTCGGATAGTGGCTTGTCGTTCGGTATCGCGTTGATTTCCGCCGTGACCAATCTGCAAGAGTCCGTCGTTGAAGAGCTACTGCACTCGGATTTCAAGTCCGCCCTGGAATATTTGCAGTCTTTCAGCTAGGCTCGCCGGCTTCGATTGACGCACTTGAAGAAGAGGTTGTCCTTTACTGGCACCAATCCTTCGACGTTACGGAGCTAATGACACCCTCCCGTTTGCTCCATTTGTATTATTCGGCGCGACGGCGTGAGAATAAGCCAGTTCAGCAATCCAATGAGAGCGAAGCGGAACGAAGCAAACGGGTGTTGCGATCAGCCCTACAACAACAGCAAGCCGAAGATCACCGAAATGCCAGTCCACACACCCGATACGTCACAGATTTGATAACAAAAGATGGCATCTAAACCACAGGGCTCATACTCGATCGTTATCAAAGCGATTGACGCTACCACAACCGTCGTTGCCAAGATCAACAAGGGTCTGTTTAACCAGACCAAGGTGTTCCGTGACATCAACAAAGCAACGTCAACCCTCGGTCGTGAGTTCACCCGGTTTGGTAAGATCACCGGTATTACCTATGTGGCCAAGCAAGTTAGCACCCTTGGCGGCCATATCGCCAATGCCGCCAAATCCACCCTCAATTTCTTCGATAAACTCGTATCGCTATCAGGTCTGCTGACGGTCGGCGGCATCGTCGCGGCCATCCGCCAGTTCAGCAGTTATTCCAAAGAGCTATCCAATAACGCTCGGCAGATCGGCATCACCCCCAAGGCCCTGCAAAGCTGGCAGCAGATCGGCGAGTACGCCGCTGGTATAGCGCCCGAAACGATGACCAACAACCTGCAAGGGTTGTCCAAGACGATCGAGGACTCGATCTTCGGCCGGGATAACGAAGCATCGTCCTATTTCACCAAAATGGGTATTCAGCTAACCGATGTGCATGGCGAGGCCAAAGACGCCGGCACTGTGTTGGACGAACTGCGTCACAAGTTCAGCCAAATGGCGGAAGGCCCCGGCAAAGCAGCCGCCAAACTTGAACTAATGAACAAGCTGCATTTGGGTGCCGACATCGAACCATTCTTGAATGTTTCGGATGCGGGCATTGATGAAGCGAAGAAAAAAGTAAAGGGATACAACAACATCTCCCCTGGCGGTATCGCCATAGCGGAGAAGTACCGCAAGGCGATGGTTAGCGTGAGTTTGGCGGCCAAAGACCTCTCCACCGCCGTCGCCGAATCACTGACTCCCGCGTTCACCGGGTTATTGGAAGCCCTAGAGCCAATGGTCAAATCTTGGGCCGATTGGATCAGGCTGCATCAGAATGACATCATCCAGACGACAACCGGATGGGTCAAGGATTTGATCATAAACATCAAAGCGTTGTGGACTCAAATCGATGACTACGTTGCCAAATCGGGCGGCTGGGAAGCTGTCATCAAGAATATAATCGAGTGGGTTAAGAACTTGGCCACTAAGATCGAAGATTTTGGAAAGAAGCTTCTTGATGTAGCGAAGTTTTTTGGTGGCTGGGAAGCAGTCAAATACGCGGCCATTGCAGCCGGTGTGACCTTGATTTGTGCGGCATTGATGAATCCACTTGTCTTGACGGCATTGGCCGCCTGGACAGCCTATTACGTGGCGCGGAAGGCGTACGACGAAACGACTAATCCGGAGTCTGAAACAAACCGTGGTTTCAATGAGGCAGCGGATGAAGAGATGACCCCCTCGGTTGATGAGTACGGCCGGCAGATAGGAGCGTACGATAAGAAGGGCAACTATTATTCGAACGAAGATTTGTCAAAGCGGCGAGCCACCTATGGGAAAGACTCGGTCGATCAAGAGAAGTCGGCACAAGAAAGCTACGATTTCTGGAAAAACAAATTGGGACCGGCTGGCGCTGCCGCGATGGTGGCACAGGAAAAAGCCGAAAGCGGTTTTGATTACACCAACAAGACCGGCGATAGCGGCGAAGCCCATGGCTTGTATCAACACCATGCGGATCGCCGTGAGGCCATTCTGAAAGGCAAGGGGATCAACATTGATACCGCTACTGCCGAACAGCAACGCGAGGGCGCATGGTGGGAGATGAACAACACCGCGCAAGGCAAACGGGCCTTGGCCGAGATTAGAGCCGCCGGCAACAACTCCTATGGGACGGGCGGAGCGGCTTCGCAGTACTTCGAGGCACCGGGAGACCAGGAAGGCGAGAAGACCCGCCGGGGGGCCTTGTCGCGCGCCTACCGGGCAAAGTTCGATCCCGAAGGCGCTAAGACCGAAACGCCGGGTCCGCCGCCATTATCGCAACCCCTACCGCCATTGATCAAGCAATCACAGTTAGGCGGATCGGCTGATATCAACGTGGCGTTCAATGGCTTCCCACCGGGCCTATTCAGCACGACGTCATCTTCGAAGAACGCCAACCTCAATACAGCCCGCACCGCCGGGCCGGTGTTCGCCTAATGGTGGATCAGTTAACCCTCACGGTCAACAACAAGGCCCTTACCGGCTGGTCTTCTGCCGAGGTGGTCGCCGGGATCGAGCGGGTGCCAAGGTCGTTCCAACTTGGCGTCGTGTTCTCGGTGGACGAAGCGTTGGCCAAGTCGGCGCTGTACGCCCCAGCCGGGCAACCCTGTGTCCTGTCCTATAAGGGCAAGCCGCTCCTAACCGGTTACATCGACTCGGTGCAGTCAAGATTAAGTCAAGGTAACCATGAGATTGCCTACGTCGGCCGTGGCGAATGCTCTGACGTGGTAGACGGCAGTTTCGAGTTCTTCGGCAGCAAGTCCTACTTGCTCAACAACCTGAGTATCGCCGATACCGTCAAAAAGATCATCGAACCATCCGGCGTCGGATTTGTTGTCAACAACGACCCGGCAAAGAAAATCACCAATCTTGGCTATCTGACAGCCAATCTTGGGGATACTTCGTATTCGGCGATCGAAGGTCTCAACCGGGTGTGTGGCGCCCTGCTGTACGAGGACGGCAAAGGTAACTTCGTCATGGGAACCGCCGGGTCGGAACCTGCTTCAACGGCAACGATCACGCATTTAGACTGCATCGCCAGCACCGCCCATATCAACCTGTCCAACGTGTATAGTGACTACTTCATCTATTCCCAAGCCGAAGCGCAGTTGCCAGAGAAATTTGGAACTGCGGCGACCGGCAACTACCATAACATCTTGTTTGACACCCGGAAGCAAGTCGGCGGCGGCGGTCCCCGCGTGCGGAACTACCGCAAGATCGTCGGCGGGGTGCTCAACCCCCTGATCTATGACAAATCGGCCAGCTATCAACAGACCTACTGTAGTTGGTTCGCCAATCGGCAGATGGCATTGGCGCAAGCCGTCACGGTTGAAGTTTTCGGGTGGGAGGACAGCAACAAGCAGATGTGGACCCCGAACAGCATGGTCAACGTGTTGTTGCCACACCACAATATCCAGCAATCGGGCAAGGCGTTGCCGTATCTGATTGTCGAGTGCCGCTATGTCATATCCCCCGAACAAGGCACCACAACCATCATGACTTTGATGCCGAAAGACGGCTTCGTTGCCACCCCACAGACGATCCCGCTCAACGCCGACATTGCCGCGCTCATAACGGCCAAAGGGCAGACCGCGCCGGCTTCCCAGACCGGGCCGGGGGGTCTGCAAGGACACGTCTGATGAACGACAGCAAAATCCATGATCTAGAACGCCGTATCCAGCAACTCGAAAACGCAATGCAGTATATGGTGATGCCCAGCAAGCAACTTGAGGTAACGACCGAGAATCCGACCGCGAACGTCTTGATGAATCAGGTCGGCGGGGTGCAAACCAGCGTAGTGATGCATCAGAACTACGGGTTCTGGTCACGGCCTCTGACCGATGCCATGCACACCGTGGTCAACGTCGGCGGGGCCGCCGGACGCGGTATCAGCATCGCCAGCACCGACGAACGCTACCGGCCGAAGAACCTCGGCCAGGGCGATAGTTTCATGGGTGACAATACCGGGCAGTTCGTGTGGCTGACCGGAGGTAACACCCTAAATATCGTTACCAATGCCAACGTCAATATCACGGCACCCACCAAACTACAGATCACCTGCCCTGACGTAGAGATGACCGGCAATCTGACCGTGCAAGGCGACATCCTCGACAAATCAGGCAGTCAGACGAACAACATCCGCACCATGCGGTCTCTATACGACGCACACACCCACGGCGGAGTCCAGTCCGGAGGAAGCCGCACCAGCATACCGGATCATCAAGAGTAACAAGATTGGTAGATATCCCCCTCACACTTTCCGCAGATAGCACCAGCCTGGATTGGGTCAACCCGGCCGTCCTAGCGCAGCCGATCGACAACTCGCTTGACGTGCAAACCTATGTTTTGATGCTGCTCACAACAAACCGTGTAGCTCCGGAATTCCACTACGGGCTTTTACCCCATCAGAGAAGGGGCCACTGGGGTGATTCATATACCGGCGAGTTCGGCTCACTGTTCTGGTTAGGCACCGATGCCAATCAATGGAACTCGGGTAGCAAACTGGCGCAAATACAACGTTGGGCTGAACAAGCCGTTGAGACCGTTTACGAAGAAAACATGATCCAAGCCCCGGCACAGATATCGGTTGGCTGGATCACCAACGAAAGCGTTCAGATCGATATCAACGTAATCGTCGCCGATGGCACCAATCGGGCCATACAGTTCGTGTTGTCCACATGAGCGGCGTTATCGGCAACATCGCGGGCGCGATCACTGGCATCCTGGACATGATCCCCTGTACCTATCGGGGCGTCCCCATCCAGGTCTATTCCTACACTCGCACTAAAGCCCCGCAAGTCAAGGTTCATATGGGCGCCTATTGGACTCTGCCGATCATCGAATGGCTGGGCAACGAGCCGACCGTGATCAAGATCAGCGGCTTCCTCGATCCGACATTCGCCTTTATCGAACGGCCGATACTTGAGGCGATGGTCATGGCCAAAGACAAGAACGGCAATGGCGCCGGTATCCTGACCATCCCGTCTGTCGGGTTGATCTATGCTCAATGTATGAGTTGTACGTTCCGTGAAGACACCTCAAATATTCTCGACGTCGATTTGGAGTTTATCCAGGTCAAGTCCCCGCTGGGATTGATCGGTGACATCTTGTCGGGATCGCTGCCCGATAGTATCGGCGATTCCCTTGCCGATGCCCAGAGTTCCGTGGCGTCTGACTTGGGGGGTCTCCTATGATCACTCAGTCTTTGCTCGATTTCGTCACACCGCTCGTCATTTTCGGCACGCTTTTGATGAAGAACGCCGCCCGGCTGTCCCATGTCGGCGATGGCGCGATCATCCTGGTACCGGACGGTCAACAACTGTCTAGATATACGAACATTCCAACCGGCAACACGATCACCGCTTTGAAACAGGCGATCACCGGCATTAACACGACGGTCACCGGCACCAATGCCCAGATAGCAGCCGCCACGACCGCGCTACAGGCCCAAGACCTCGTAAACGTCACCGCCGTGAAGGCCGCCGGGCAAGCCTTGCTGGCGGCCACTCCTGAGACCGTAGCCGGTCTCCTGCAAACCTATATCGCGGCGATCCAGACATCCGCCCCGTATGACGCCATCACGCTGTTGTTGGCCATGGCCAATAGCCTGCCCATCGCACAAATCAACGAAACCTTCACCCGCGCCAGTACCGCCAGCTACGTGACGACCCTGGGGGGCGTGGCGTCGGTCGCCGCGAACATCCTGCGCTTTGATGCCGGCCCGCCGTTCTCCACCACACCAGCCCCGTTCACGCCTAACCGTGTGGCCCTGGCCCTGGTTGAAGGCGCCGGCACCAATCTATGCAAAAACAGCGCGACGATCGCCGGCACTGGTTGGAGCAATACCAGCTTGACGATCAACACGCAGAATGCAGCGGTCAGCCCGGACGGCTTGACCAAGGCGACATTGATCGCTGGAAACGTCACTGGCTATACGCAAATAAATACCGGCGTAACGATGGTGGTCGGGGCTGTGTATACATTTTCAGTATATGCCAAAGCCAACATCTATTCGGTGCTGCGGATGACAGCGAGCGGCGAACTGATCGCCACGTTTGATCTGTTGAACCGAGTCATCACTTCAACCCTACCCAGCAAGATGCAGGCATTAGGCAACGGCTGGTTTCGCGTATCGGCGACATTTACCAAAACCAATACATCCGACGGCTTTTTCATCGGCATGTTCTAATCAGGAATACAACACATGGCTAAGTCTACGGCATTTGACACCGCTGTATTGCAGATGATCTTCAACGGCTCAACCCCGTCGATCGGCACCACCATCTTCGCGAATCCAGCCACGACCCCAGCGACGGTACTATACTGCGCCCTGCACACGGCTGATCCGACTATTACCGGGTCGCAAGCAAGTTCGGAGATTGCCTACACCGGCTATGTCCGGTTGAGCGTTGTTAGGACGTCATCGGGTTTCACGATCACCGGGGCGAGTGTTTCGCCGACGTCTGATCTGACCTTCGCGGCTTGCACAGGCGGCACCGGCACGGCAAACTATGCCTCGTTCGGCACAAGCTCAACCGGTGCAACCCCCTTCCTGTACTACGGCGCCCTGACTCCACCGATTTCTTGTTCTTCGGGTGTAACCCCGGTGATTTCTCACACGTCAACTTTGACCGAGGCTTGATCGGTTAGCCGATGTCAGTCTGGGCAACCCTTGGGACTTCCGGCGGCGAAGAGCATGTCTATGTTGCTTCATCGGCAACCGGGCAGATGGTTATCAGCGCCAGCAGCGCGACAACCAACGCCGGTATCGGCATCTCACAGGACTACGGCACAACATGGTCATACTCGGCCAGCACCGCTAACAACGTCTTTACCGGCGTTGCCGTATCGAAAGATGGCACGGTATTCCTGGCGATCTACGGTAACACCATTCTGCGATCAACCAATCTCGGGGCGACCTGGACAAGCACGACAACCAGCCTCAACAACCTCTGGATCGGCACGTTTGACGGCACGATCATTACGACCGATCAGTATCAATCGCTCAATGGCACGACGTATACCGCCTTTGGCGGTTCCGGCCAATCGGTCATATGCGCTTCAGCTAACGGTTCACTTTTACTGGCGAAATCCGGAACTGGTGTTGCAGGGACTTCCGCCCTCAGTCGATCGATTGATCACGGGGCGACCTGGACTCAAATCTTTTTCAATTTGTCGGGAACGATCTCCGGATCAAATGGTGATTTCGGAAGTGCGGCATCCTCGGCCGATGGAACTCATCTTGGCGTCGCGTGGCGTATCGCCTCCGGTAGCACTTGCTTTCTTTACCTGTCCAGCAATGGCGGAATCGGATGGAGCACCGCGCCGACCTCCGGCGGGGTCTTTTCCGGACTAGGGTACTGGAGCGGCGTTGCCTGTACGTCTGATGGTAGTGTGTTCCTGGCTTCGAACTACGCGGCAACGGGCGGTGGTCATGCCGGGCCGCCCAACTATGCTGTCTTGCTGGCGACTGACGGTACGGTCGCGTCTACCACCTCTAACACAAGCGCAATGTCGTTTGTGACATCGGCAACCATCTCCGATGACAGCAATTATGCGATCATCGGCGGTGGTGGTGGAATCTATCGGCTGTATGAGATCAATCCACAGGTTGTGGCTACATCTGTCAGCACCAGCAATCTAGTCGGCAAAAGCTATGCAACCGCGATCATCAATACCACCTCGACCAGTTCAACATCGCTGTCCGCTCGCTCGATCGCAACCGGTATCCTGGCGGCACCATCAACCAGCACATCGGCGCTCGCTACCAAACAGATCACCACTCAACCGCTTGTAGCTACCTCGGTCAGCACTGCGAACATCGTCGGCGGATCAAGAGCAACCGCGATCCTGGCGGCATCCTCGGCCAGCACCAGTAACATCCAGGCCGGCGCCATCGTACGTGCGGCTGTTGCATCTGCATCAATCAGCGGATCATCGCTTCAAAGTGCTATATTAGCACACAGCATCAAGACGTTACCGACTGCGATCTATACGGGTGGTGCGGTTTACACGCCGCAACCAGTGATCGGTATCGGCCTCGATAGTCTGCCGCGTCCGGTCTTGCATGGTCTTGTCGGTTATGTGGCAGGGCCGATTACCGCAACGATCACCTGGAAAATCAGCCGCCCGATCTCGCACGGCATCACGGCTTACACCCCGTTCGCCATCACCGCATCAACCCATAATACGCTGCCCCCGCCGACGTTCTCCGGCGGCAGTTCACTGGTTGATGTCTTGAATATCTATCTGTGGGGGGCGCAGATCGAGGCAGGGCCAGGGGCAACCAGCTACATTCCAACCACCGGCACCGCGATCACGCGAGCGGCGGATAATCTGCTGATCACCACGGTCATCAACCCGTATGTGGTCACGTTGGATACCTTGGTGTTGTGCTCGCTGGCGCAAGCGATTCTCGATTACACCCCGCAAACCAGCAATGAAGCCGTCAGTATTCTCAATCAATACATAAATCTCTTTGATACCACCATCGCCCCGGCGTCCGATCTGAACTGGATCGCCACGGTATCGGCGTTGACCAAGCTGCGGACTTCGGTGTTGCAGTATCTCCAGCAACAGATTTCCGTTGAACCCACGATTCAACTGCAAAACTTTGGCGATCAAGTCCCGGCGGCAGTCGCCGCGTATATTTTGTTCGGTGACAGTTCTCGTACTGATGAATTAGTGGCGACGAACGACCCTGTCAACCCGCTGTACATGCCACTTCAGGTTACTTACAATAACGCATAGGCTATATTTGAGATGCCATTAAGTCGTCCAAGTTACACCGCCATCTATGGCAATCTATACACCGATATGTCCGTTGGCCTTGGAACTGTGCCGATCGCCCGGTTCAGTATCCTCGGCTCGCTGGCCCGTGCGCTTTCCCGCGCCCTGGATGCGGTTTACGGTTACGTAGACGGAACTTTCCTCAACGCCGTGCCTTGGTCAGCCAGAGGCCCGGCACAGGACGCGTGGGCCGCGCTGTGGGGGATCACAAGGATGGCCCCGGCCAGTGCCAGCGGTTCAGCCTCTTTCCAGTTCAACGCGGCGGCAGTATTGCCGGCCGGAAGTGTGTTCGTCGCGGCCAACACGGTTAGCTACACCAGCAACGCCGATGTGGTGGCGACCGGCGCCGGCACCTATTCGGTGTCACTCGGTACGACCACCACCGGCACGATCACCAACGCGGTACCGGGGTCAGTCGTTACCCTTTCCACACCAGTTGCCAACGTCGTCCCCACCGGCACGATCCTGACCCTGACTGGCGGTTTGGATGCCGAGACTGACGCAAGTCTCTTCGCGAGGGCGCAACAAGTTCGAAGCGGCCCGCCGCAAGGTGGCAGTCAGCTTGACATGGTCGAATGGGCCTTGGCCAGTAATGCCGTTACGCGGGCGTGGTGTCAGCCGACGCCGATACAGCCCGGTACTGTGATCGTCTACATCATGTTAGACAACAACGCCAATCAAGGCTTCCCGATCGGCACCAATGGCACCGCCAACGAGGACGCCAGAGGCACAGCGGCAACCGGGGATCAGTTAATCACGGCTGAGTACATCTACGCACCCTATCGCCGTCCGGTCACGGCTTTCGTTCAAGTCGTGGCTCCGGTCGCGCAACCGATAAATATCACACTGACGAACTGCAAACCGGCGCTCGGCACCACCACATCCCCGATCTATCTAGCGGTTGTCGCGGCTTTGAAGGCGCGATTGCTGGCGATCGGTTCGCCGCTGGCAATGAACGTCTATGAAAGCGATTTGGCACAGGCAGTTCAATCGGTGTTGACCTCGTTCAACTTGACGATCCCCAACGCCGCTACCGCGATCACGATCGGCAACCTGCCGACACTTGGAACTTTGACTTACAGCTAATGGTCGATCTCACCGCACAAATCGCCAAACTCCTGCCGATCGGCGAAGCCTGGATCGCGGCAGCCGGCAGCAACATCTACAAGACCATTGCGCTGTTTTCGAGTGCCTATCAGCGCACGTTTGATTATTCCGATTACGCGCAACGCGACGTCTTCCCACCGACCGCGCAAGACAGCGTCGATGTCTGGCAAAAATCGGTCTCGTTGCCTGATCCGCTGTGTCCGGTGCTGACCAAGGCACAGCTAAAAACCCAGATGGTGTCACGGGTCAAGAACCTCGGTGGGCAGAGTAAACAGTACTATATCGATTACGCCGCATTCCTTGGCTACACCATTACGATAACCGAGTGTGCAGTTCCACGATCAGGATTGGCGAAGTCGGGGCAATCGGCAACCTATGGACCGGGTGGTGATTTCATTTGGTGTGTGACCGTGCCATCCGCCTCGTTGTCGTTATTTCGCGCCGGGCAGAATAGAGCCGGTGACCCTTTGAGTAGTGCTTCGGATACTTTGTGGCTGCAATACGAAATGAACAGAATCAAATCGAGCCAAACCATCTTGGAATGGTTTGTGTAATCAGGATCATTTAAGACATGGTAGGCTTTTTCGCACCAGACGACGCAACGGCGGTACCGGTCCTACCGACCCCGGCGGCTGTTGGTACACCTGGGTTCTTCACTCAAGGCTCACTGACGACACCAGCAACGGTTGTTAGTCAGGACTTTCTCAACGGGATCGTGGTCGAGATCGAAAATCTCGCGACTGTCGGCGGTATCCCCTTGAGCAAGACGACCCCAACGGTAGTTCCAAATATCATCGCCATTATCGCAGCGCAGCTAACCGGCTATGTCCGCAAGATCGGCGACGTGATGACCGGCAATCTCACACTGGGTACGAACTACGGCACCACCAATAACACCCCGGCGCTAATTATACAGAGTGGCGCGACCTCGATCAATTTCGTGATGAACTCGAACGCGGGGGCTTACAACCCGGCTACACTACTCAACGACTCGGTCATCTATTACACCGACGGCACCCAAAATACTGGCGCCCTGATTATCGGCCCATGGGGAACTGGCGGCGGCATCCGCCTCGATAACACCGGGGCCGTGACGTTCTCCCGGCCGGTGACCATGAACACGACCGTGGCCATGCTAGGGTCCGCCACAGGCACCACACGCGGCATCAACGACAATTCGCTCAACCTTGCCACCACTCAATTCATTGCCGGGCAGGCGGGCACCCTGGCGCCGGTTATGGACAGCACGGCCTCGATCGGAAGTTCGATCCAGTTTGCCCGCCAAGATCATGTCCATCCGACCGATACGACGCGGGTGCAACAGGGCGGCGGCATCGGCCAAGGCACCAACAAACTGTATCTGGGTTGGTCGGGGTCCGGTCTCAAACTGACCGTTGATGCGACCGACTTAGGCGTATTCGGCATGTTGCCGGCCAATCAAACTTGGACCGGTGCCAATGCGTTTGGAAATGTGACGGCCAACGCCGTGACCGCAACCGGGTATGACCCGACTGGATCAGGGCAGTTCCGTGCTAACTCCGGCAATACCGATTTCATTATCCGTAATGACGGCGGCAATACCTATTTCCTAATCAGCAACAACGCCGGATCATCTTTCAATTCGTTGCGCCCGTTGAGTATCAACATGGCGACCGGCACAGTCAACATCTACCAGCAATTAAATGTGAATGCGGCAGTCGGTACAACCGGTACCATCGACAGCGGGGGAAATATCACCGCCAATGGTGGGTACATCCGGGCCAGCTACGGCTATGCGAACAATCCAAGCGATCCCTTCCTGTGCCCAATCCTTAACGATTTCCGGAAGTTTGCCGGGATCAACAGCCGGGGCGGCCCAACGGGGTACCAGTTCATGGCCGGCGGCATGGTCATGCAGTGGGGACAAGCAACCTTGACCCCTGGTACTGGTGTGACTTGGAACTTTCCGATCACCTTCCCGCAAGGCTACACGGCGTTCTTTTCGATCACCCCTGTGACAACCAGCGTGTTCAGCAACCCGCCGGCAGTGCGGGGATATACGGGGAGCGCCATCAGTATCGATACCGCGCCAAGTGATGATCTCGGGGTTATTTCTATCATGGTGTGGGGTTATTAAGATGTCGGATCATTCCTTTTCGGCTACCAACTTGGCGTTTTACGCCAATTTCCTGCAAGACACTTACGTTGCCGCCGGTACCTGGCCGGCCGATGCCGTCGAGATCACCGATGATATATGGCTGAACTTCATTGGGGTTCCGCCAACCGGCAAAGTCTTGGGCGCGTTGTTTAATTCGCCGGTTTGGTTGGATGTGCCGGCGTTGACGATACAGCAACAAGCCGCACAAGTGCTGTTGTTGCCGGTTGTCACGGTCGTGAGTAGCAGTCAACCCGATCTCGACGGCGAATATGCAGCGGACACCGCGTCTTTTGCCGCCATGGTGGCCATCGTCGCTGGGATCAGTGCCGGGATGGGTCTGCCCTCCGGGCTGCCAACGTTCAACTATCCAGACGATGAAGGCAGCAACCATGACTGGGATGCTGTGCAGTTCGTCTCATTCACCACACAAGTCATGAGCTACATTTACAATCTGGGTCAAGTATCGATCGGGATTGGTGCTGCCTTGCCCGTGAATACGATCACCATTTAAGGACTTTTTGATGTTTGGACCTGACGATAACACTTCCACCGCGATTATGCCCACCATGTCTACGCCGCTCGTTTCGGGCGGGTGGTTTTGGAATGGTAATGCTGGCGCGAATGTCCCCGCTTGCACCATCTCTTCTGATTTCTTGAATGGGATCGTGGCGGAGTTTCAAAATCTTTTGGCGGTCGCCGGCATTACTTTCAACAAGAGTGATTTGTCGCAGTTGAAGAAAGCCATTTTTGCCGTTGGCACGCCAGCGACCGCCGGGGCGGCGGGTGTCCAAGGCATGACCATGAGCGACGCCAATTTCTTTTATGTTTGCATTGCAACCAATTCCTGGAAACGGGTTCCCATCTCATCCGGCTGGTAAAGCCGTTTCGCTCTAAATACACATACACGCATAGGGATACAATTACATGGCTTTTCTCAACTTGTCCTCACCGGACAAAAAGGCCCGTGCTGGCCAAATCGGCACCAGCTTGGGGGCCTCCGGCAACGCGCTGTTCTACACCGGCACGCCGCCCGCATCGCCGGATATGACCGCTTCTGGTACTCTACTGGCGACCTTGCCGTTGTCGGCAACCGCCGGGATTGCCTATACGGTTGTGCAGTCGGCGACCGTCGCGGCGGGCGGCACGGGCGGCACCAGCGGCACCCAGACCGTAACCGGAACGAGCGGCACGGCCGGTGGTGGCGGGGCCTTGTTTACGGCCTCGGTGACGATCTCCGGTGGCGCGATCACGGCGGTCCTGTCTGTGACCCCTGGCCAGTATAGCACATCGCCAAGCAACGTGAATGCCGAGCCGGTGACCGGGGCTGGCTTGACGGGGGCGACTCTGGCTTTGGTGTTGACCGGGTCGTTCGTGTTTTCGACGATCACTGCCGGTACCGCCGGAGCTACAGGCACTGCCGGGTATTGCCGCATGGCGACTTCCGGGGGCGCGGGGGTGATCGATCTCGACGTCGGTTTGGCTTCGCCAGGTACCGCCGCGATGATCATTTCGTCTGTGTCGGTGGTGACTGGCGGTAGTGTCAGCATCACCAGTTCTAGTTTCGTGGAAGCCTAAGCTCGATGGCGGTCGCTAAAAACACCGTTTGGTATTGCAATTTTGGCAACGGCACCTCGACCGGTTACTACGCGATCACGACATGGGCCGCGTCAACAGCTTATACTGTGGGGCTGTTACGCCGGCAATTGACCGCCCCGAGTGTGGCTAATGAGCGGGTGTTTGTTTGTATCAGCGCCTCTACGTCGCTGGCGTCTGAACCGACGTGGGTTCTGACAAAAGGCGCCAAAACGACTGAAACAGCCGGGCCGGTCTGGATGGAATGCACCGGACAACCGGGGGTCAATGGCGACGCGGTGAACACGCCGCTGTCATCCGCCAACCGGTCGGGGGCGCAGGTTCTTGGCTCCATCATCCAGAATAACGCTGGAACGTTCTATTTCATTTGCACGACAGCGGGCACTTCCGGGGCCACGGAGCCAACTTATGTAACAACCGCCGGGTCCACTACGGTTGATAGCGGATGCACTTGGACGTGTATTGCGGCGGTCGGGGGTTATGGCGCATGGGGAGCGCCAAACGCTCGATTGCAGAGTGCGCTTGCAACGAACTGGGCGGCGCAAAGCGACACGATCTATATCTCCAATGTTCATACCGAAACCCAGCCGTCTGGGATGACTCTCAACACTATCACTTCGGCCGGTGTGCCAACATCTGTTATCTGTGTGAACAGCAGCAGCGGGAATACTCCGCCGCTATCGACAGATGTGACGACCGGTGGAAGTCTATCCACGACCGGGGTATTTGCCATCACCATAGGAAGTGCAAATATAGATGTTAATGGGCTGACATTCAACAGTGCAACTTCTGGCACCTCTGGTATGATCTTGGGTGGCGCAACCCAAGCCTATGTCCGACTGAATAATTGCCAGATAGTAACTGGTAATACCTCTAGCGCCCCCGTCACGATTGGGTCTACGGCCGGGGTTGGATTCAATGCGCGCGTTGAACTGGTCAATACCACGATTAAGGTGGCCTCAAATTCCGGAGTGTTTACGGTTGGTGGGTTCTTCCGCTGGCGGGATACGGCTTCTGCGTTCACCTTCACCGGTACGGCGCCGCAAAGTCTTGTGTTAGGCAGCGGTAGCCAGCCCTCTACGCTATTCTTTGAGGGTGTTGATCTTAGTGGATTCAATGGCTCTACCAGTTTCCTGATGGTGCCCAGTGGAAGTTTTCTGGACACTTTGGTGTTCTCCGGTTGTAAATTGGCCCCCACGGCAGTGACTCCGGCGTATAGTCCAGCCTCTTCGGTTGTGAGTCAGGGGCGCGTCGAGATCGCTAACTGTGATTCCGGCGGCGCGACTTATCGACATGAGAGATGGTGGGGTGAAGGCAATCAGGTTGTTGACACAACCGTCGTACGCACAAGTGGCGCGTCCGATGGTACTACGGCTTTGGCGTGGAAGATCAACACCACCGCCGTTGCCTCATGGCCAACTGCCTTTGAAACGTTGCCAATTCTCATTTGGAACCCGGCTACAGGGTCGAACGTCAACGTCACATTGCAAGGGCTTTACAATGGTGCAGCCCTGCCGTTCAATGATGGCGTCTGGATGGATTGCCGGTACTATGGAACTTCCGGCTCGACTCTGTTGTCCACCACCACCGGCACAAAAGCCAATGTCCTGACTACCCACACCGCGCAAACGGCTTCAACCGTTGCCTGGGACTCAATTGCGACAACCCGATTGAATAGCACTGTCTATGCCGTCGGTGGTCTTTTCCGGCTATCGTCCAATGCTGGACAGTTGTTCATCTGCATCACCGCCGGCACAAGTTTATCAAGTCAACCGGTTGCGTATACCAGCGTCGCCGATGGCGTTTCTGTCACAGACGGCACAGCGGTTTTCCGCGCCCTGGTGCGGTTTTCGATGACCGTCACTCTGTCCAGTCCACAACCGCAGATCGCCGGCTATATCCGTTGCTATGTCAAAGCCGCGTTAGCTAGTTCTACATTCTGGGTTGATCCCCTCATTACCTTGAGCTAGGCCAGTCATGGCTTGGCAAACCATCGCGCCGGGCTTTCCATTCTCGGCCTTCATCAATCAAACCGGTTCGCAGCAAACCGTTATACCGAACAGCGGTTTCGCCGACCTAACGGTTGGTGGGGCTGGCGCCTCACCGCCGGTTATCATCCCGGCTGCACAGCCAACCATCACCGGCTACACCCAATCGATCGCGCCGGGCTTCCCGTTCGCGGCCTTCGTTGATGTGAACGGTAGCCGGCAGACCGTTCTCCCGAACAGTAGTTTCGCCGCCCTTGCCCCGCTCGCCTCGCTGGTAGCAACCGCGACAACCTGGGACCCGCTGACGCTGACCTCGGCTGGTGCCTTATCCGGGGGCAATCTGACCCTGACCAATACCGGCGGCACCGCCGGGGTCCGGTCCACCACCTCGAAAAGTAGCGGCAAAGTCTATCTCGAAATCACGCCGATATCGACATCCGCTAATCTTGGTCATGGGTTCGCGGATGCCGGTTTTGCTTTGACCACCGCCCTCGGCACAACGGTTGATGCGGTGGGGTTCTTTGCCGGTGGCAACCATAACCAGCAACGTACATTACTCAACAACAGCACCCTCAATTCCGGCTCCGGTAGCAGTGCTGGCGATGTGATTTCGCTGGCGTTCGATGTCACCAACGGCTTGCTGTGGGTGTCCGATACCAACATGCGCACGGCCGGTACCCCCTGGAATAACAGCGCGACCGCCAATCCTGGCGCCGGCATCGGTGGACAAGCGCTGACCGGGTTGAATCCAGCCCCCTATTTCGCCGTTGCCCAGTCGGTCGCATCCGGCAGTTCATCGTCTGCCAATTTCGGCATGTCGGCGTTCACGCAACCGATTCCAACGAACTTCACCGCTTGGGACCCGGTTTGGCTTCCGGCCGAGCAAGCCATTACATCTGGCCATACATGGGCGCGGCCGGTTCTTCACGGGGTTGGAAATTACGTACCCCTGCCGGTTACCGCGACTGCTCTGGTTGTCCTGGCCCGGCCAGTGCCGCATGTCGCCGGCACCTACACCCCGGCCTCGATCGCCGCGACCTCGCAAGCCGTCCTGGCCCGGCCAATGCCGCATCTCGCCGGCACCTACACGCCGGCCTCGATCGCCGCGACCTCACAAGCCACCCTGGCCCGGCCGGTGCCGCATGTCGCTGCCACCTACACACCACAAGCGATCAGTGGCAGCACCCGCGCCGCGTTAGCTCGCCCGGTGCCGCATGTCGCCGGTACCTACACACCGGCCTCGATCGTCGGCACTGCACAGCTAGCCCTGGCCCGGCCAGTGCCGCATGTCGCCGGCACCTACACGCCAGCCTCGATCACCGGCACTGCACAGGTAGCCCTGGCCCGGCCAGTGCCGCATGTCGCCGGCACCTACACGCCAGCCTCGATCGCCGGCACTGCACAGGTAGCCCTGGCCCGGCCAGTGCCGCATGTCGCCGGCACCTACACGCCAGCCTCGATCTCCGGCACTGCACAGCTAGCCCTGGCCCGGCCGGTGCCGCATGTCGCCGGCACCTACACGCCAGCCTCGATCTCCGGCACTGCACAGCTAGCCCTGGCCCGGCCGGTGCCGCATGTC